AAGTCCGCGACGGCGCGGGAGACGCTGGGTAGCCCAGGCTCGTCCAAAAGGTTGCGCTGGGCTGCGTAATTGGCCAGCTTGTCAGGGTCTCGCCAGTCTTTGTACTTGTCGCCCTTGAGGCGGTCCTTGGATTCCTTGTAATCGTCGCGCCAGAGTCGCTTGGCGAAGATTCCGGCAGCGCGTTCGAGTGCGGTCTGTTGGGCCGATAGCCTGTCGGTCGCTTCCTTGAGGTTCTTCTCGTACTCAGCCAGACGGGTACGCACGGGGGCGTAGGAGGGGTCGGTGTCGTACAACTGGTCCCACTCGGAGGGCTGACGGGCAGGCGGCGCGGGAGGCTGTGCGTTTAATCGCTCAGCGTTGGCGATGAGGCTAGCGCCGTAACTTCCTGTTCCCGCGTCTTGTAGGAATTGATCTGGTCGGTCAGCGCGTCCTGTGTGCGCTGGTTCAGTGAGCGAAGGGTGCCCAGAGGAACCTTCTCGTCTCCAATCGGGATTTCAAATGAGTCGGGATACTTGGTTTTGTCGGCGAGTACCTGTGCGAAGTCGAGTGCCATAGAGTTATCCTCCCATCGGCTGCGGTCCGCTACTTGAGTCGGGTGCGGGCTGCGCAGCTCCCATCGCTATCGGAGGCGTGCGAACAGCGGCGTCGGTGTTAGCCGCCTGCTGCGCTTCCTTTATGACCGCATCAAACTGCGGAATAAGTTTGGCCAGCTTTCCGCTGACGTTGGGTAGACGTTCGAGGTTCTGCACCAGCATGACGGCGCAGATTTGTTTCATCTGCTGGAGTTGGCGGAGTAGGCCACCGGGATCGGCGCCCTTCAGTGACGACACTTGCTGCGCGTAGGCGTCAGCAGCACCGCCACCGGACTGGCCGGGTTGACCACCCGGAGCACCGGGAGCACCCACACCACCTGCCTGAGCCGCAGGACCTCCGCCGGATGGCATACCGCCACCTTGGGTTCGGCCTTGTAGCGCCGCCAGGATTGCACCGGGCTGGATGCCTGCGCCCATTTACTTCTTTCCGTCGCGGATGATTACGCCAAGAGGGTCAGGGAAACCGTTGTCAGGGATGGCTGATACGTCGTTCATGGGAACGCCGGAGTCGCCCTTTTCTGCCTGAATGGTAAGGGGGCCGTCGATTTCCGACATGTAACCCTTTACCTTGGTGCCACAAATTTCGGGATATGACATTTCTAACGCTCCTTGCGGCCTTCGCCGCTGGGGATGTAGCTGAGTGGATCTGCCGGTAACTCGCCATCGAGCATCGGCTGCGTGTGGTTCATTGGACCCTGTGGGCCTTCGATACAAGGGGAGGTCAGCGGCAGATTGTTGTATTCCAAGTCCTCATCCATTCGCCGCATCGTGTGCTCCCTGCCGGGGTAAATATCAGCCCGGAACCTGCCCCGACGACGGGTTCCGGGTGACGGGAGGGTTCAGGGGGTTGAGGTCCCGAACACTCAGGTGTTGGCGACTACTTCCGTCCGTGGCGCTTGCCACCGCGCTTGCTGCGCTTTGCCATTGTGTTGCTCCTTTCTGGAGCTACTTGCGTTTGGACTTGCGTCCTCTACCTTTTCGCACAGTAGTCTCCTTTCCTTCCACCTACGGAGCCATCTCCAGAGCAAATCAGGTGGAATATCGTGAGCGGGTGGGGTCGCAACCGCCATCCCGCCGCAAACTTATGTCACCCGTCCCAATTCCTTCTCGTAGTCATAGAACCCGATAGCCTGCTCCTTCAGGTGTTGCAGGAGGGCGTCCTCGCCTAAGTCGGCGACGTTACCGTTGGGTTCCATGAAGTATTGGGAAAGTTTCTGGCCGTTAACCGCCGCCAGCACCCACCACTCC